TAATAAAATGGCTATGATTGTCAAAACCATTGCTGATGCTAAAGGTTGGGAAATTGATAAAGAACATTTTAAAACTCACAACGACTGGGCAATTATTGATGGATATTCTATCTATGACAATGACCCTGATATGCGTTGGGACTTAATCGGATTACCACAAGAAGATGGAGACGGAGGTGCTATTATTCGTGGAAAAGCTATCTGGTATCATTACCATCCTGAAGAATGTAAAGATTAAAATTTATATTATCCTTATAATTGCGTTATTTGCGTTCTGTGGGCTGTTTTATATGTTCCATAGGCAAACACACGTGGAACAATCTACACCCACCTTACAGCCTAAAATAATGAACGAGAAGGCTACTGTAGGAACAAAGACTACCGTATCTTACGTTCCAAAAGAGAAAGAATTGGTTTATGTAAATAATGTGCCTACATATGTGAAAGAAGATACCGATGTAGAAGCTAATATTGATAAGCCTGCTGTTACAGTTAAAGTAAATGGCAAAAAACAAAAATTTGATTTACAACAAAATGAAACTCAAAAGTTTGAAGATGGTAAGGTGGTATTAGACCAAAAATCTACAGTAGAATTTGATATTAAAGTACCAGAACGCCATGAATTAAATGTATACGGTCAAGAAGAATTCCGTGCAGGTAAATTTCATAGTCAAGTTGGTATTGATAAACAAAATGGCAAATTAGTATACGGTGCAAAATACGATATTACAGACAAAGAGCCTGTATATTATGTACGCTATAATCTAGTAAAAATGTATACCAATTAAAAGCTTGACAAATTGATTTTTATATGTTACTATTACTATAGACATAATTATTTCCTCCTCAGCGTGGTCAGGGGTGGGCTTGACGGCTCGCCCTCGGCTGTGCTACAATCCTCACAAACCCAGCAACGGTGCGGTGTCAGCAAAGGTGTTGACAGCTGACAGCGAGGGTGCTACAATGTGAGTAGGTGTAGAGCCACGGAACTTGCTCTACCGAAAGGAGAAAACTATGGCAAAAAGAAATTTTGGTGTTTCGATGTGTGGTCGTATTGAGTATACTCGAAGAAAGCCAAGAAAAGCGTATTGTAAAAATTGTATACATTGTTTATTGACTGAACATGGTACAGAAATGTACTGTAAAAAGTATAAAAGATTTAAGTCAATAAGACAATCAAAAAAGCCATCTTGTTTAGTAGCAAGATAGCACTCTATATGAGCAGAGGTGGACCTGTAATGTGTACGGGCGGACAACGGTCTTGAAAACCAATATAGAAGCAGACAGGGACTGACATATAGACTAAACATACCAGTTGGTATCATATCGAGATAGTCGTTGACACTGCAAGCCGACTTTAAAAAATAACAGGGGGCGGACTCACCATTCCTCAATAGGGGCTGTTGGGCACAGCCTTTTGTCGTGCACTTTCCCAGATTTTGTCCCGTCGTAGATGGCAGTCGAAACGAACTCTTTAGAGTGGTAGGTAAAGCTACACCTGGGCTACCTTAGTATTAACTATGAAGTTTCGATAATATACCGTAAGTATATACGCTCCCATGTATATGGGGGCAATACCTCGGCACTAACTTGGGCAGTCATCAAGTATAGAATACAGTAGATATTCACTAATTAATATATACAACAATCAACTACGAAGTAGTTACAAACGAAGTGCGTAGTAACAGATATACAGTAGATGCTCAACATTACTACCAATAAGTGATACAGTTGATTAGGTATTCATAACTGGTGCGTTCGCAGAATATCTTCACTAGCGTTCAGATATTGATTAGTTGGTAATACACATAAAGAAAATAAAATACGAACAAAGATATTCCTCCTTGGTATTATCTACAACTACAGCAACTAACGATGTGAGTATTTCACCTAGCGTAGCGATTCTACAGTATCAGTATTTTAGGTATTTAAAACACTACCACTTAAAGCGTAATAACATTACTACAACTTAGTATATAAAACAAAGAAGAATAATATTACTCAGCGTAATATTGAATTACACTTCGTAATACGTTACACTTAATAGACCCCTTTATGGGGTCCTTTTTTATTTGACAATTTTAGTATAACATGATATACTAAATTAAAGGAGGTATAATATGTTAAGGGAAGAAACAATACGTATTATAGAAAGCTATCACCATGATTTAGGTAATCAAAGCTGGTTATCTACATATCTTAGTAACTGTAAAACTGGTGATAGTTTAGAAACTATTTCAAGTAGAGAATTAAGTTTAATATTAGCTTATATGGAAGATGATTACGCAGATTTATAAGGAGATATTATGAAAGCTTTATGGAATGTTATTAAATGGACGATATACAGTATGATTGTGTTTGTTATCTTTGATTTTGTGTTTTGCAATCCATCTTTAAATGCAGAATATATAGTGAGATTATTAATTGCATTTAGTATGTATTTAATAGCTTGGGGAATATATTTTACGATTAAAGGAGAATAAATATGAGCAAATATATTATACACAAAATACCTGTAGATATTAGCGATGATAAACGTGAAGAATATATTCAATACATGAAAAATATATCAAATAATGATAACAATGCGTATTTTGTTTCACTATCAAAATATGGTAATTATTTAATTATTGATATTTCCGAAACATCGGAACCTGTTTTGCCGATTAAAACTATTTTACTAGGAGAAAAAGAATTTATTAAATCTATTAGCCATGAAATATTACAAATCTCATACGATAAAGACAGTAATGGTATGTTTATAAAAAAAATGATAATACACCCTATGTTAAACGGGTTTTCAATGTCAAGTCCATATGCATACTATTATTTTAGAAATAATAATGAAGAATCTCAAATTAGGATAGTTGAAAAAAGTATAGTACCACTTACACTATATACTGGACACATTGAAAAAATATTAATGCCAAGCTCTAGGGTATGTGAAAGTGAAGTGGCTGAACTTAAAAAATTAATTCAAGAATATGAGTATTCTATATACCGCTATATGATTTGCAATATTATTCAAAATCATTGTGATGTAGAAAAATACGAGGTAAATATATGAATTTTACAGATTTACATAGTCATAGCTTTTATAGTAGGCGTGATGCGTATTCATCTTTAGAAGAACGTATACAGCGTGCTAAAGAAATAGGATATTCAGCTGTATCTTTAACAGACCACGGTACTACATCAGGTTTGACTTCTCATTATTTAGCTTGTCAACAAGCTGGTATTAAACCCATTCTTGGTATGGAAGCATATTTTTCATATGATTTAGATATTAAAACACGTGATAATTACCATCTTATTTTATTGGCAAAAAATACAGAAGGTTTATATAATTTACGTAGATTATCGACATTTGGTGCATATCATCACTATTACAAGCCATTAATTGATTATAATGCTTTACGGCAATATAGTAATGGTATTATTGTAAGTACTGCTTGTGTAGCTGGTCCATTGCGTAATGAATTATTACGAGATGAGTTTATTGAAATCATGACTGATATTTTTAAAGATGATTTCTATTTAGAGGTACAGCCACATGATTTTCCATTACAATTGGAATATAATAAAGTCGTAGAAGAATTAGGTAAGCAATATAATATTCCTATCATCGTTACTGGTGATAGTCATTATGCTTATCCAGAACAAATGCAGGCTCATCGTGATTTTTTATTATTAGATAGAACACTCGCTGATAAATTAAACCAAATCAAAAATGCAAGTTCTGATAAGTTAGAAGAAAAATATCAGACAGAGTATGATAACATGAAAGAATATTATGGTAGTCGTGATTATCATATGTGGACTATTGATGAATTTAAGAAAGTAATTCCTAATCAAGAATACTATGATAATGTTGGAAAGATTATTGATAAATGTAATGTAGAAATACCATTTGGTGAAAACCATTATCCTGTATTCCCTGTTAAAGACCCTGCTAAATACGTAAGAGACCATTGTGCAGATGGATATAAACTACATCGTATTGCAAAGAAAGGAAATAAGGATGTATACGTTAACCAAATAACACATGAATTATCCGTATTAAATAAGCTTGATTATAACAATTATTTTTGTATTATCCATGATATGTTACAATGGGCAAAACAAAATGGTATGAGAACTGGTGCAGGTCGTGGTTCTGTTTGTGGTAGTTTAGTTGCATATTTAATGGGGATAACAGAAATTGACCCAATTCAATATAACCTTGTATTTGAAAGATTTGCTAACCCTGAGCGTGTCACCAACCCAGATATAGATTGTGATTTCCAACAAAGTAGACGGCAAGAAATTATTGAATATATACAAGATAAATATGGTTATGCTTATCCTGTACGTACATTTGGTTTCTTAGGACCTAAAGCAGCAGTACAACACGCAGGTAGAGTACTTGGAAGAAAATCATCTGATATGACTGCTATATCTAAAAATATTAATGATATTTGTGATATTAGAGATAAAGAAGTTAGAGAAATGGCTAGCACAGTAGTTAATCGTTTAGTAAACTATGGCACTCATGCTAGTGCAGTAGCTGTATTCCCTAGCGACCCTGCTCAATGGTGTGCTATTGAATATCAAGATGGACAATATGTAGCAGCAGAGGATTTTCATATCTTAGAAAAACAAGGTATTCTTAAATTAGATATTCTTGGTTTAGCTACATTAGATATTATTGATGATGTGTTAAAGCGTGTAAAAGATTGCGATATACATTCCATTCCTTTACAAGATGATAAAACTGCACAGTTATTACAGGCTGGTAATACAACTGGTATATTCCAAATTGAGTCTGATGTCATGACTAACATCGTTACTAATATTCATTCTAAAAGTGTGTATGATTTAGTCGATACTGTAGCTATTGGAAGACCGGGAGTATTAGATGTAGGAATGGATAAAGTATTTATAGCACGTAGACAAGGCAAAGAGCCTGTAAAATATTTACATCCATTACTTGAACCTATCTTAAAAGATACAGAAGGTGTTATTTTATATCAAGAGCAAATAATGCAAATTGTGCAAGCATTAGCAGGATATACAATGGGTGAAGCAGATACTCTTAGACGTATTATTGGGCGTAAAGAATTAGATAAATTAATACCGCTGTTGATGAGTTTGTTGAGCGTGCAGGCAAAAATGGTATTGGTGAAGATGTTATTCGTCCTATTGCAGAACAAATGATTGCTTGTGGTTCTTATGTATTTAATAGAGGTCATAGTGCAGCATATGGTTTAACTGCATGGCGATGTGCATATTTAAAAGCTCATTACCCAGAAGCGTATTATGCATCTATTCTTGATATGAATTTTGGAGATAAAGAAAAGCTATCAGTGTTTATTAATGATGCCAAGAAGCATGGTATTAATATTATACCACCTGATATATATGGTGATATAAAATGTACTACAGGTAAAAATATTGTATGTTTAGGGTTAGGTGCTATAGCAGGATGTAGTAATTTACACGCATTTAAACTTGAGCGTGGTAAAGCATTTTTAGAACTCAACCAAACAATGAATATGACACAACTAAAAGGTTTAATTTATAGTGGTGCTATTGATGATGGCGGTGATAGAAATGATTACATACAATATATTAAATGGCTAAAAGATAAGCGTAAATCTAAAGGTGAATACGTATTTGATGCAAATCATAAAGATAATCTAAGTAAAGGTGCAATGGAATTAGCAGTATTAGGTTATACATTCCATAGTATTTTTGATGAATACGATACAAGTATTTGCGTAGGAAATATTAAACCAGCCATTATCTTATCTGTTACAGCACGGAAAACTAAGAAAGGTAAACCATATGCGTTCTTAACAGTGCAAACACCTACAGGTGTAGAAAAATTAGTAACCTTTGAAGTTGATTTTACTATGTTCACCAAGGGTAATGTATACGCCCTACGAATTAGGGACGGCGTGGTGGTCGATGCCTGCTCAGTAAACCGCTTGACCGTCTGACCGAGCCGTGCTACACTGAGATTGTCCACGAGGGGATAGCCTCCCCGAATATTTATTTTATTTAAGAAAGGATAATACTATGAAAGAAAAAACAGTAGAAGAAATTTTTGAACAACTAAGAGAACCTTTTCCTCCACAGGATATTCAATGGAGAATTGGACAAAAGTCTAAAGATGGAAAGAAAGCAATGGTATTACCATATGTAACTAATCGTGCGATTATGGAACGTCTTGACCAAGTAGTTGGTGTTGGTAATTGGTTCCCAGAATTTAGACCAGTAGATGCTGGTGGGGAACATGGTATGATTTGTCGTTTAAATATCGTTATTTATACTGGTGATGAATTAGGATGGCGTACATTAACACGTGAAGATGGTGCAAGCAATACTAAGATTGAACCTATTAAGGGTGGTATTTCTGATAGTATGAAACGTGCGGCTGTACAGTTTGGTATTGGTCGTTATCTATATAATTTAAAAGAAAGCTGGGTAGTACTTGGAGACTATAATCGGTTTGACCCTCCTAATTTGCCTATTTGGGCTTTACCTAAAGGCTTCACAGGGGTACAAGTACAAGGCACGGACGTTGAGTTGTATGATTCAAGAGAAACAAGTACGGCTACATCTGCTACGACATTTACACAAGGTAAATATGCGAATAAAGCGATTTCTGAAGTAAGTGATATACATTATTTGCGTTGGGTAGTAGAACAATCTAAGTTTAGTGCAGATACTAAGAAAGCTTGTCAAGAAAGATTAGGTGAATTGAATGGTTGATAATTTAAACATTGACCTTAATGTATTTCATAAATACAAACCGTCGGTCGCTCTAGTACATGGTTATATTAGGCAAGAAGCCAACGACCGTGGGTATACATTAGCTGGCAAAAAGTTTATCGTATTAACAGCTGGTGAGATTGCAGAAGCTACTGGATTAAGTCGTATCACATCATGGCGTGCTATTAAAGTCTTGGTTGAAGATGGTCTTTTAGAACGTATTCAAATTCAGGGTCCTCATAATATTTCATATGCGGTGATGTAATGGCTAAGAAGTTTAACATTTTTGACAGAATAACTAGGTTATACATGGAGAAATGTTCTACTGAACCTATATTTATTAATAGGAGGTTCAACCCCTCCTATTTTAAATTAAGGGCACACTTTTATAAACAAGACGAAAATACTCTTGATAAATTATTACGATACCTAGAGGATAAGCCAAAGAAAAGCATTATGACATTAACAGATGTGTATCACGAGGCTGAACAGTATAGATTGTATCGTATTAAAAAATATCACGAGAAAGAAATGAAATCAGTAAAAGTGGAACGTGTTGATGGTTATAGCCTAGACGATGTATTAAATTTATGAGGTGTATATGAATATTACAGAAACTATAATTCAACAAGTAGATATTATAGATTTCATTGGCAAATACACTAATTTACACCAAAGTGGAAGATATTGGAAAGGTAAGTGTCCTTTACACGAAAGTGATGATACATCTGAGACGTTAGTTGTATTCCCTGATACTAATTCATTCTATTGTTTTAGTTGCGAATGTGGTGGCTCTGTAATTAATTTCTTATCTGATAAAGAAAAAGTTAGTTATCGTGCAGCTACAGAAATACTAGCAAAAGAGTGCAATATTAGCTTAAAGGATAATAAAGAGTACCAACTTGAAGCTAGTGAAGAAATGCGTTTCACTAGAGAAGCAGATATGTATCATAAAAATGTAGGTGCTATTGGTGAGTATTTAGCTAAACGTGGTTTAACGAATAGTACTATTAATGATTTTAATTTAGGTTTCCATTCTGATTGTTTAACAATTCCATTAAGGAATGAACACGGTCAATATGTAAGTATGGCAATTAGACAATTTAACAAGAAGCCTAAATATAAAAACACACCAAATAGTATTCTATATAAGAAATCATCTTTCCTATTCAATCTTGATTTAGCAAGAAAGAAAATTAAAGATAGATTGTATGTATGCGAAGGATACATGGATGCAATGAGTGGTCATCAAATGGGTGAACCTACAGTAGCTTATTGTGGTAGTGAATTACATAGAGACCAAATTAGAAAGCTGGCAGGTTTTATTCGTAAAGAAATTACGATTGTAATTTGCCCAGATAATGATGAAGCTGGTGTTAAACATTTACCAAGAACTAGAGACCACTTCCAATCTATGCTTCCAAAAGCGAATATTCGTGTATTAATTATGCCAGAAGAGTGTAAAGATATTAATGATTTGTTGTGTGCAGGCTATGAGCTTGCTGACTTACCAACAGAACATATTGATATTTTTGTTATTAAACAATTAGTAAAACGATACAAAACTATTGAAGAACAATATGTTGTTGCAGAGTCATTCCTCAAAACAATACGTTCTCCTATGATTAGAGCAGAAGCTATTCAAGCATTAGGTGAAATTTGGAAGCGTGATGTATCTGACTTAAAAGCATATTTTGATAGTGGTGTATCATCTGAACAAGATTTATTAGAAACATTACATGATGCTTCTAGTAGTCTTAATCAATTACGAGATATTTACAAACGTGGTACATATCCAACACATTTTCAATTATTAGACAACTGTATTGGTGGTGTATCAAAAGGGCAAGTATTCTTGATTGGTGCTTATTCATCGAGTGGTAAATCTGATATTGCCATTGAATATATATTACGACAGATAGTTCAAAACAAAGCTAATGTGGTGTTCTTTAGCTTAGAAATGCCACGTGGTAAAATTATGGAACGTATTGTATGCAAGATACTCAAGAAGCGTATAGCAGAAGTTAAAGAACTCATTATACAAGGAGACCCTTTGGTCAATCAAGTACTTGACAAAATAGGTAAGAAATTGTATATTGTAGATGAGAATAATTTATCTATGCATGATATTGAGCGTTATATTAATACAATTAACACTCGTAATATTATGGAAGGCGGTGTTGATGTTATCGTTGTTGATTACTTCACTTACTTAAAGGGTGCAGGTGATTACGATGGTGCAAGCGAACAAGCCTTGATGATGAAAGGTATTGCAAAACGATACAACGTAATTTTTACAATGTTGTCTCAGCTTAATCGTAGTGGTAATACGTATGAAGAACCTACAATGAACCAATTAAGAATGACTGGTGATTTAGAGGCATCTGCTGATTATATTCTAATGATATGGAGACCTGATAGGGCACCTAATTTATCATTAGAGAAACAGCAAGAACTTCGTAATATTACACGATGTAAAGTAGAGAAAGCACGTGATGGTATGAATGGTCCGCCAATGTTTGAACTAAAATATGATGTGTATACTTCACGATTAGAAGAAGTGTTGACAACTGATAATTAATATGTTATTATATATAATATAAGGAGGATATTATGGAAGAAATAAAATCAATTCAAGAAGAATATCAAGAAAAACCATACAAAAGAACTTTTGATGAGCCATGTTATGGTCCGACAGGCTCACAATTAGAATGGATGCGTCGTAATAATCGTAATTATATTGATTTTGGTTCTTGTTGGACAGTTGGTCCTCGTGATTTTGAATATTAAGAAAGGTCAATTAAATGCCATATACAAGATATAAATGTCCAGATGGAAAATTTATCACAATAGAAGATTGCCTTTCTAAATGTAGATTATGTGGTGAATATGATAGTAATGGAGAACCTTGGGTACCTGCTGGTAGATGTATGAGTTTACAAACATTACGTGCTATTTCTGAACAACGTAAATGGACAGGCAAGCCATCTACTACACAGTTACTCAAAGGTACTCGTGAAGTTTTTTTAGAACTCACACAAAATTATCATATTTCACCCAAAGATTCTGTATTTATGTTATTTGGTACAGAAGTACATGGTGGTTTAGAAAGTCATGCTATTAATGCTAACGGTGAAGTTGCTGAAATACGTATTGAAGATGATTATTCAACTGGTGCGTTTGACTATTACACACCAGAAAATGGTGGAACATTAGTTGATACTAAGACATATGGTAGTTATAAAGCAGCTCATACTCTTGGGTATTACATGAAGAAAGAAGAAACTGACTACATTTACAAGTCTGGTGCTAAGAAAGGTCAGAAGAAAACTATTAATGTGTTATACAAAGACGGTCCGCATTTAAGATTTGACTTAGCAGTACAGCTAAATGATTATCGTATGAAAATTGAGAATAAACTCGGTTTACCAGTAGCTAATATGTGCTGTCAAATTTTAGTGCGTGACGGTAATACTCATGTGGCAACTAGCCGTGGTATTACAGAGCCAAGTTATTTAGTCCCGATTAATAAAATCTCAGATATTTGGGTCGAAAGATACATGAGAAAGAAAAGTCAGGACTTAATATATGCGTTAGAACATAACGTATTACCTCCTCCATGTAGGCATAGAGAAACATGGGGCGGTAGAAAATGTAAAGATTATTGTAATGTATGGAATTTTTGTGAAGAAGGAAGGAAAGCACATGGAATTCAGTAAAGGTTATTTAAAAGTAATTACAAACAAAGACGGTTATAAAGTTGATATTGATGGTATTACACCTCAAGAATTGACTGTTATTTATTCTAGTATCATCGCACAACATTTTGGTTTAGATACAGAAGAATTTATGGACGTAATGTTGTCTCATCTTGAAAAAACACTTGATGATATTGAAAATGAACCAGTATATGAAGACCCGAATGAAGCTGGTTATGATGCATTCACTGGTGAACCTATCGAAGATGATGACGATGAATTTGAATGTGATTGTGAATTAGGTATTTGCTATGATACTAATGGGTGCGAAGTTTCATTTGAAGATTTGCCAAAAGAAGTACAAGCAATGTTGTTAGCAGTAGCTGAGGAACTCTAATGGAAACTAAAGATTTTACTAATAAACTCAATACGATTATCGACCTATTCGTAAAGAAAAGTGAACAATACTCTAATGGTAAAGATATTCTATCTGCTTTCCGCAAAGCTGGTTTTGTTCATGGTGATGGTAGTGTAAAATCTATGTTTGAAGCTATGTTGGTTTATAAAGGTAAACATGATTTAGCATTAGCTGAACATGGACTTGACCTACCTGATGCTCAAGAACGATTACATGATATTATTGTTTATTGTGTATTAGGGAGTTTGATGATTGACGAAATGCAAAGTAAAGACAAATTGCAAGGTTCCAAAGGATAGTTGTTGGTATTGCGATAACTATAATTTGTATCAACCTAAAAACCCTAATATTTTATCACCTCGTCAAGAACAACAAAAACTTGAATATAAGTTAGCAAAAAAGGTTAAGAAGCAGACTACAGCAAGTAAGAGAGGCAAGGCTAACCGTCGTAACGGTAGAAAAGCAGAAAATGATTTGCTTAAATATTTACAATCTCTACATCTTACAGTACATGCGGTACCTGCTTCTGGTGCCTTTAAACTAACAAATGCTATTAAAGGCTACGGAGATAGTGAAATAGCTAAACGTATGTCAGGTGATTTGAAGTGGGATATTGGAGATAAAATATATACCATTGAGAGTAAACGTGATGTAAATACAGATGGATTATATAAGAAAGCTGAAGATGGTCCTATCCATTACACAGGTTTTGCTTATATGTTACGTCAAGATTTATTTGAAGCGTTAATCAATAAGGTGGAGTTTGGTGATGCAATTCCTAAAGAACCTAAAGGTCTTAAAAAAATTGAAAAATATTTTAATCAGGATAATAGTGATATGGTTGTAATTAGTAGACCATATTTACCTAGATTATTTTTTATTAAAGAGGAGTTATACAATGCAATCAAAAGAGA